ATCCAATACTGCGCGACGAGATCGCGCTGCTTCTGGCCGTGGATTATGACCTCGGGCTTCTGGGGATCGTCGATGAGGATCTGGAAGCCCTGCTGCGCGATCCGGATCAGGTGGAAGGCGGTGCGGTCGAGGGTGAGGATGATATCCCCCAACCGCCGGTCACGCCTGTGTCGGTTGCGGGCGACCTTTGGCAGCTGGGATCGCACCGGCTGATCTGCGGCGACAGCACGGCTGCCGATGTGGTCGGGCGGCTGCTGGGCGATGTGAAACCGCTGCTGATGGTGACAGACCCGCCTTATGGCGTGGAGTACGACCCAAGCTGGCGCAACCAGGTGGGTGCGGCCAAGACCAAGCGCACCGGCAAGGTGCTCAACGACGACCGAGCAGATTGGCGCGAGGCGTGGGCGCTGTTCCCCGGCGATGTCGCCTATGTCTGGCACGGTGCGCTGCACGCGGCAGAGGTGGCCGAGAGCCTCATGGCGGTAGGCTTCAACGTCCGGTCGCAGATCATCTGGGCCAAGGACAGCCTCGTTTTCAGCCGTGGCGATTACCACTGGCAACATGAACCCTGCTGGTATGCCGTCAAGAAGACCGGCAAGGGCCACTGGGCGGGCGACCGCAAGCAGACCACGCTATGGAAGATCGCCAACAAGGACCAGGACGCTACCACCATCCACAGCACCCAGAAGCCAGTCGAGTGCATGCGCCGCCCGATGCTGAACAATTCCAACCCCGGTCAAGCGGTGTTTGAGCCTTTCATGGGGTCCGGCACCACGCTGATCGCGGCGGAAACCACCGGGCGGGTGTGCTTCGGGATCGAGCTGAACCCAGCTTACGTCGATGTGGCCATCGAGCGCTGGCAGCGGTTCACCGGCGCCAATGCTGTGCTGGTAGAAACGGGTGAAACTTTCGCCGACTTGAAGGCCAAGAGGCTAGCGCCATGAACAAGCAGCTGCTGACGAGGACGACTGAGATGATGCCTGCAGAAGAGATCGCTGGCATTGTGTTTCCTGCTTGGGATCCGACCGAGTTTGTCCGCACATTTTCTGAATTGAACTGGGCCGAAGTGGTCGCTGACTTGCAGCCAATCGTGGACAGATTGATCTTGATCGGCGCGCTCGAGCCGGATTTTGTGTTGTGATACAGATCGAATTGATGCCGACCGAGCGCCTTGTTCCTTACGCGAAGAACGCACGAACACACTCTAATCAGCAAATCGGGCAGATTGCCGCCTCGATGGCAGAGTTTGGCTTCGTCAACCCGATCCAGTTCGGCGACGACGACGTGATTATCGCGGGGCACGGACGGCTGATGGCCGCGCAGAGATTGGGTATGACCGTTGATGAATTGGAAGGAACAGCGGAATGAACATGCGCTGGCGAGTGGGCGATCTGGTGCAGGCGATCCCGATCCCGCGCGGTGATCTGAACCAGGCCATATCACGCGACGGTTTTTGCCCGGAGCACACCCCCGAGCCCGGAAAGGAGCGCTGGTATAGCTGGCGAGACGTGGTGGCCATTGCCGTGGCACAGGACTTGCGCAACATCGGCCTCGGGCCATCAATCGCGTTTCGGTATGTGCAGGACCACCTGTTGCAACATCTGCAAGACAGCGTCGATCAGCCAGGCGATTGCACTGGGGTGGTCTGGTTGATCTATGGGTTGGAAGATCGGTTCAAAAAAGTAAGCCGTTGTGAGTTTGTTCAACTCGCCAACATGGGGGACGTCTTGATCTCACCAAACAAAAGCGCGTGCATCGTCGTCAATCTGGGTCAGATCGCAAACCGCATCCTCGATGAATTACATGCGCCGGAGGGCGTCGATTGACCCAATCCCGATGCATGTCCCTTGTTGAAGCCGTCACCAATGTTGCCGTGGGCTACGGGCTGGCGCTGGCAACCCAGATCGTGGTGTTCCCATGGTTCGGTCTGCACCCAAGCCTTCGCGAGAACCTTACCATCAGCTGCCTGTTCACCGGCATCTCCCTCCTGCGCAGCTTTGCATTGCGCAGGCTGTTTGAAGCAATGAAACGGCAAAAAAAAGGGCCAGCCTTAGCTGGCCCCAAGTCTGATCGGGTTTGCAGTAAAGCGACCGCAGAGCAGTCGGGTTATCAGGCGGACAACCAGCGCTGACCCTCTGACCTATTTCCCGGATTTGCAAGGAATGTGCATATTCACGCGGCCCGGTTCTTGAGATTGGCACCACCCTGTTGCCATAATGTGATAAGCGGCGCGTCTCATTCGGCGGCCAGGCGATGGCACAGGCCCCTGCCCTCAATTTTTTCCGAGGTGATGGGCAACCCCAGCTTTTTCTTCAGCCCACCCGAGATCAAGCCACGAACTGAATGAGGCTTCCAGCCAGTCGCCGCCACGATCTCGGTGATCGCCGCCCCCTCGGGTCGCTGCAGGAGTGCTATGATCTGGGCCTGCTTGGTGCCGGTGCGGAGGGCGACAGGCTTTGGCGAGACAGGTATGGTTGATGTGACGGGCGCAGTCTGCGGCTCAACGACGGGTTCCGGCTGGGCGCTGCGCAGGTTGGTGATGGTACACGCCACCACGGGTTCGATGCCAATCGCCGCAAGCCCGGCTTCGGTTGCGATCAGCGTGGTCCCGTGGCCATCGCCGGTTTCTCGCCAAAGGGGCTCGCCCCTCTGAAGATTGGCGTCGACCTCTTCGAGCCAGCCCTGCGCGATCATTTTGGTAACGGCCACCTTGGCCGCCGCCCCATGCAGCCCCTTGGGCAGTGGCATGGCCAGATTGTCGGGGCGGGTTGCGGCGCGGCTGAGGATGTTGGTCTGGGTCTCGGTGAGTTTAGGCATTGTGGTCTCCTGTCCTGAATGGGGCTGGTGGTGACGAGGTCAGTCGGTCTCGGCCATGCTTGCGGTCACCGCGAAGTGCTGCACCCAACCGGTCAAGTATGGCAGCCCCTCGGAGATGCCCTCCTCACGCTCGGTCCGGCGGCTGATGCGCCAGTGCAGCCATTTGCGGATTGCAGCGTTGGTGGCAGTCTCGCTGTCGGCGACCCCGCAGCACAAAGACCCGACGACATCGTCCGCGAACTGACGGCCCATGCGGCTATCGAGAAAATCGCGGATGCCGATCATCTCGTCCTCGCTGTCAGCGTGGATGGCGGTGGCGATCAGGGTCGAGGCCAGCGTCCAGACCTCGGCGCTGCGCCGCGCGCGCAGGGGGCAGATTGTGAGGGTGCCGAAGAAGCCATGGGCCTCGTTGCGGCTGGGCAGGATGGGATGCGTGGTCATGGCTGCGATCCTTTCAATGAGTTGCATCGTTTGCGTGCGATGACATTCGCTCCGGCGCACCGATTATCGTAGGCAATTCAGAGCAATATCATGGCTTTATGATCGCTCTGTGCAGCGCGTCATACGATCCGATCAGGCTCCGTCTACGCGGCCTGTTCGGCCTCATGGCGCTGGGCGGCCTCTGGCGGGTCGCAGGTGATAGTGTCGCGATCGTCCTGTGATACGGCGACGCTGCGGCAGAAACGCAGATCGAAGCCGATGGCGCAGTTACGACGCACGACATCATCGAGGGTCTCGCCTTCAGGCAGGCAGTTGAGGGTGAGGGTCACGGTTGAGGGCTTTCGGGCTGAATGGTATCGGGCTTGAGTTCAACCCACGCTCCGTCCTGCCAGACGTAAAGGTGGCAGAGCTCACAAGTCGGGCGCTGCAGGATGGGCGGTTCGCGCGGCGGATCAAAACTGTCGATCGCGTCCGCGCGGACTTGCCGGATTTCCTTTGCTGCGAGGATGTCGTCGGGCGTCCAGCGCGCCAACGCAGGCAGCATGTGAGAGGGGTAGCCGTCATAATGACAATAAACATGGGCCCATGCATCGGGACCAATCTGAATGGCGATCTGCGCGCGGGTACTCATGGTCGTTCCCCTCAGATCAGCTGCAGATCAGCCAGCACCGTGCTGGCGGAAGAAAGCTGGGTGGTCGGCAGCTCGATCTTGAGATGCGAGAACACATCCGAGGCTTCGGCAGTGATCCCGTTCTCGCGCAGCGCGGCCTCGATGGCCTCGGCCACGGCGTTCAGGCGCGAGCGGTCGAAATGTACGGGCAGCGTTGTGTAGTCGATGCGGATGGTGGTGGTGGCGGTCATGGTCTTATCCTTTCAGGATTGGGGTTTGGCAGCAGCGCCTGCGCGGCGTCCGGCTTCAAAGGCGTCTTCAAGTGCCGCGTGGATCGCCCAGACCGCGACATCGTGGAAGTCGAGACGGTCGCGGTTGCGGGTCTCCAGCGTTTCAATGAAGAACTGGTTTCGGGCGATCCCAAGGATCAAGGCCTCGCGGACGTCTTCGTGTGTAGGGGTGGTCTTGCGTTTGGCCATGATCAGTCCTCCCAGCGGCGTTCTGGCGGGGCACGATGCACCCGCTTCTTGACACCATGCATCGCTCGATCAGGGAGTGTAATCAACTCAAATAATTCGCTTTTCCTGTTTATATACAATATGTTGAGGATGATCACAGCGCCATGGAAGGTATGTCTGAACGCGCCTATGCAGACCATTCTGGGCTCTCACGCGGGGCGGTGCAAAAAGCACGCAAGACCAAGCGGCTGGTCCTGTTTCAGGACGGGTCGATCAATGCTTCCGCCTCGGATGCACGGCGCGGGACGATGACAGACCCCGATCAGCAGATGCGCGCGCGGGGTGGGGTTGGCGAGGCCAGCAGCAACGACGGCCCTGCAGTCTCCGGGCCTGGCGACAGCACATCCTACCTGAAAGCCCGCACAGCGCTGACAGTCTACCAGGCGCAGGAACGCCAGCTTGCGATCCAGAAAAAGAAGGGCACGCTTGTGGATCGCGCTCGAGCAGAGGCGCTGGTGTTTCGTCTGGCCCGCCAAGAGCGCGATGTCTGGGTCACCTGGCCAACCCGCGTGGCAGCCCTGATGGCCGCGCAATTGTCCGCAGGGATGGAGAAGGCGCAGGGCACACCCGTGACGATCAACACTGCGATCCTGCAAAGGGTGCTGGAAACCCATGTCCGAGAGCAGCTTAACGCCCTCGCAGACCTCAGGGTCTCGCTTGCATGAGGGTGATCATGATCACAGCCTGAACGACGGCGACCTAACCGAGGGGCTCGACCTCGGCTTTGATGGCGCTGAGGACATACTGCGCATCTGGCGGCGCGGGATCCGGCCTGATCCAGATCTGACAGTCTCGGAATGGGCAGATGCGCATCGCAAACTGTCGTCCCGCGCCAGTGCTGAACCCGGGCAATATCGCACGGCGCGCACGCCCTATCTGCGCGAGATCATGGACGCACTGTCACCGCGCCACCCGGCGCAGCGGATCACCTTCATGAAGGCCGCACAGGTCGGCGCCACGGAGGCGGGTAATAACTGGATTGGCTTTGTTATTCACCACGCGCCAGGCCCAATGCTTGCGGTGCTACCCACGCTGGAGATGGCAAAACGTACCTCGCGGGGTCGGATTGATCCGCTGATCGAGGACAGCCCGGCGCTGCGGGAAAAGGTGAGCCCGGCCCGCTCGCGGGATGCGGGCAATTCGATGCTGTCAAAGGAATTCCCAGGTGGCATCCTGGTGTTGACCGGGGCAAACTCAGCCACTGGCCTGCGCTCAATGCCCGCGCGGTATGTGTTTTTGGATGAGGTTGACGCCTATCCAGCCTCCGCTGACGAGGAAGGCGATCCGGTCACGCTGGCCGAGGCCCGCACGACGACCTTTGCGCATCGCCGCAAGGTGTTCATGGTCTCGACCCCGACGATCCGGGGGCTGTCGCGTATCGAGCGGGAGTTTGAGGCCTCTGACCAGCGGCGTTATTTTGTGCCCTGCCCGCATTGTGACCATAGGCAATGGCTGCAGTTCGAGCGGCTGCGCTGGGACAAGGGGCAGCCGGAAACTGCAATGTATCAATGCGAGGGCTGCGAGAAGCCTATCGCCGAGCATCACAAGACCGAAATGCTGGCACGCGGTGAGTGGCGCGCCACCGCTGTGTCAGCCAACCCGAACGCGATCGGGTTCCACCTCTCGGCGCTGTATTCACCGATTGGCTGGAAAAGCTGGGAGCAGATCGCCCGCGATTGGCTGGCAGCCCAAGGCTCGGACGAGATGCTGCGCGCTGCGCGCAACACCCTGCTGGGCGAGACATGGGTCGAGTCTGGTGATGCGCCAGAATGGCAGCGCCTTGCTGATCGCCGCGAGACGTTCGTGGCCCAAATCCCAGCGCGGGGACTGTTTCTGACCGCAGGGGCGGACGTGCAGAAGGACCGCATCGAGGTCGATGTCTGGGCCTGGGGCCGTGGTTTGGAAAGCTGGCTCGTGGATCATATCGTCATTCCTGGCGGGCCG